GGCTTGATGGCCGACAGATCCTCTTCCTCAAGCAGGAACAGGCTGCCAACATCGGTCGATGCAAAGGTGCTGGCAGAGGCCGTGATGGTCACCGTGCCGGTTTGAGCTGATGCGTAGACGGTGGTGGCGTTGTCGGGGTCGATGTCCAAGAATGGCCCGCCCTTAAAATCCACCTCGGTGATTGTCCAGTTGGTCGCGGCAAACCGCGAGAGCTTCCTGGGCGCGTAGGACGGATGCACGATGTAGATCACATCGCCAGACTGCACCGTGCGCAGCCGTAGGGTTCCATTGGCATTGGTCAGGTCGGCCACCGTGTACGGGCTGGCAATCTCGTAGGGCAGGCCACCAGACAGCACCTGGCCATGGTTCGTGTAAAAGCGAATGTACTGGTCGCCGAACTCTAGGATGTAGGCCTGGGTCTCGCTGAACTCAAACCGCAGCAGCCAGGTTCGATCCGTGGAGTCTTTGACCTCCTCGACAAACCGCGTGCCTGATCGCCTGCGAGCTGGCCCCTGCACCATCGGCAGGAAGTTAACCATCTGCTTGCAGGCAGCCCCGTACTTGCCAAGGTCGGTGCGCCCCTCAAGAGCAGAGGAAAACTCCCCGGCGTTAAACGAATTCTGTATTGGGCTTGCTTTAGCCATTTTCGATCCATTGAACCATCAACTCAGCCACATTGGACTGGTTGATTGTGTTGGTAAGCCTAAAAAGATAGGACTTGTTAGCAGCCAGCATCGCGTAATCAGACTGCGCAGTAGCGCCGGCAGCATTGCCGCCAGACCCGCCCAGGATCAAATCGGAATAAATCAACGGGCCAAGGGTGTAGCTCGATGGGTTCAGCAGCACCCCGGTGACCGCTGTATTTGTCGAGGCCCGGTTGCGGTTAAACGGAACAGTCAATGTGCCGCCAACCACATTGGTGACATTCTCATACACATAGACTTCTGCATCGCCGCCACATTGGGCAACAAAACCAACGCCAACAGGGCGATCAACCGCCGTAGTAATTAAAAACTCAATGCTGCCACCAGCATCTAGCGGGTTAGTAGATGGCCGCATTTGAAACACATAAAACACAATCCCATCAATGACCGACTGGACTGTGTCTTGTCGAACAACTAGCGGCTGGTTTGCCCCTGCGATGACTTGCGTGTCGTCGCGCATCTGCACAGTCGGGACAAATAGTCTCGCATCTGTGGTGTGGGATTCGCGCTCGACATAGATTCGTGTCATAGCCTAGACAGTACCCAAGAATCATCCGGCAGATCTTGTGGCGGCTGCTCGATGCCATCGGCTCGGATTGCAGACGATATGGCCGACTTGTAATCGTCCTTCGCCGACTCCTTCTTGCTGGTGGACTGGGTCAGATCCTCGGCCAGCTCAAACGCCAGGCGCGACGCAAAAGCCTCGACGAATGCCGCGTCCCATTGTGTAGTGTCCTCAATACGGGCGCAGTAGCGGATCTTGAGTGGTGCGACCAGGTTGGTCAGGATTTTGCGGCCTTCGACGACATAGTCAGCCACGGCCTGGTTTCGATAGTCTTCCATCGATGGGCCTGGGTAGATGTCGTTGACCTGCAGCAGCCGCAGGTAATCGCTTGGCAGCTGGTACTCGTACTCGTAGCCCCAGCCAGGTGTAGTGGTCAGCGCTGGAAGCTCCACGCGCTTGACGGTAAACGACCAAAGGTGCGCACGCAGCTCTGCGTCACGCACGATTTCGAACATCGACTTGATTGCGCGGGCCTGCTTATTGTCGTCGTCAAACGAAATGATCCGCGCAGCTCCGAGCTTGGTCAGCGCCCGGTTGGCAATTTCAACCTGTGAGGCCATGGGTCACCTCTTAGGCGGGTGGCCAAGTGTCTTGCAGGATGTAATTGCGGATGTTCTCGATGGCCTCAAACACTTGCTGGCGGTTCGCGCCGTCAGCCAGGTCGATGGCAATCTCAACAGTCTTCGACTGAGTAGACGAACCCTCTGCCACTTGGGTCATGTTCTCGCCGAGGTCTAAGGCGTAATAGCGTGATGCCATGTTTTTCTCCTAAAAGTGGCGGGGAGCCTAGACCCCCCGCCGTTTACTTCACTTAGGGTGCGCTGTAGTACAGATCCACGGTGCAAGTGCCGCTCGATGGGAGGGCAGCTGCGCCGACGGTCAGGATTACAGTTTCAGCAGCGGTCAGCGGAGCATCGTCCACAGCGCCAACATTACCGAACAGCGTAGGAGCTGCAGCGGTAAAGGTAGCGGCGGTGCGATACTTGCCAGCCGTGCCGGACACGCCAATGGCCACGGTAGCCGTGCCGCCAAGCGTTGCCGAGGCGTTGATCACGCCGTAGGCAAATGCGTAGCCAGCAGGGACTTGGGCCAAGACAACGGTGTCACCATCAGCCTGAGATGCCAGGGTGATCGTTGCACGGAAGCGGCGAATGCGGCCACCCTGTACAGCGCCATTGGCATTGGTTGATGGGATTGTGCCGAGGCCGGAGACTTCAGATGCGTAGGTTTGTGCCATGATCTCTCTCCTTATTCAGCGCACTTGATTTCAACGACTTTGCCCTCTTCGGTGCGGGTAGCACCAAAAGTGCCCTTGACATAGACCTGTGTTGCATAGCCTTTGTCAGCGCGCTCCGAGACCATCGTGTTGATGTCGTTCCACATGCCCAGATGCACGCCGGACTTAGCAAACACCGGCACGCGGCGATAGCTAGAACCGTCGAGATCGAGGCGCTCGCAATGAATGAAGTTGAATCCCATGAACGCGGTGATCCGACCGTCCACCAGCACAGGGCGGGTGTTGTAGTCGAGGCTCACAGCCTGGGCTTCATTCAACAGATCGTCGTGCTGCTCGGCGGTGATGACGGCAAACAGCTGCTCGTTATCGACATCCACCTCGTTAGCCAACAGGATCTTTTTGGCAGCGCGCAGCTTGGCAATGTTCAGGCCGGTAGCGGAAGCAGCACCGACACCCACAGCAACTTGCTGTCCAGCGGGGAAGCTGGTGGTGGTCGAGCCGTTTTCGCCGGTCTTGGAATCGCCAAAGAACGCGGTGATGATCTCATCGTCCATGGCGCGGCCAAGGGCATAAGCGCCGTTGGTAGCGTAGGAGCTGGTGGGATCGATCAGCATGCGCAGCTTGTCTTGGTCGTCGATGAGGTCGGCCCACTCATAGTCGGTGGGGAATACCCAGCGAGCATCAGCAGGAGTCGAGATCAGCGGCGTGTCACCATGACGAACCACACGCTTTTGAGCGGTTACTGCACCAACCTGCTCGACAGCCTTGGCAGCCTTACCAGTATAGGAACCGATAGTGACAGCCTCACGCAGTTTGGAACCCTTTTGCTGCAGAAGCAGCTGTACATTCGTCGTGTATTGTTGGACGAAATGCGTTGTGACATTGAATGACATGATTCAAGTCCTCCACAAAAAGTTGAAAGTTAAAAACAATTTGCGAAAGGCTTGTCCAAAAATTGGGGCCGTTCTAACCAATATAAAGCTGGTCTAACGCTTGGAAGTCTTTCCTTCCTGCCCACCAGGTCGCCGGGTGCGATTGTCTGGCATTTCAGCTTGCGCCGTCCCAATGATGTAATTCTCGTACATCTTGGCCCGATCCACCACCGTTTCCGGCGATAGATCGTGCCTGTGTGCCAATTTTAAGCACTCGATGCGCACATGTGCAACATCCGTCATTGCGGATATGCCGCCCGCATCAAACGCTCCATCTCAGCCTTTGCGTCAGCGCTGCCGCCCAGATACTTTGCAGCCCACTCTCGGTCGCCCTTGAGCTGACTGATCCGCACCCTGGCCGCCTCTGGAGACATGCCCAGGCCACCAGCTCGGTTGCCGTCAACGAATGAATCCTCGCCAACGCCCTTGCCAATCTTGGCAAACAGCTGAAGCATTTGCTTCGTGCCGATAGCATTCTCGATCTTTTCCAGGGTTGGAGCTTCCAGGCCAAACTGCCGGGTGGCGCGCCTGGCTGCCTCGATGTTGGCATCGTAGTCTTTGCCCCATTCCTGCTGCAGCTGCCCCATCTCCTGCTCAGAATTCTGGGCGAGCTGGTTGAATTGGCTGGCCTGCATCTCTTGGCTTTGGCTGTTCCACCACTCTGCCAGGCCTGCAGCCTGCTTGGCCGTCAGCCCCAGCTCATGGAACTTGCCTGCTGCCATCTCGGCAAACTGGCCGGTCTCGCCCTCGGGCACGGGCAGCTTGTAGTCTGCCGGGCTTTTAGGCCTACCGAGCTTGTCGTAAACCTGGTTCCACTCGGATGGGTCTGCGTCTTCCTTCGGCAGCACCACGCCCCGGCCCGCCTTGTCAGCGCCCAGAAGCTTTTCCAGGTTGGTGTAGGACTGGATCACATCGGCAGGCGATTGCCAGCCTTTGGTCTGAATCGTGCCACGCACCTCTTCGGGGTATGCGTCATACCATTGCCCTGATTGGCCGGACTGTTGCCCGGATAACGCGGCATTACCTTGGCCTGCCGCATCAGCAGCAGGGTTGCCAGCTGGAGCTGACCCTTGCATTTCACTCATCTTGATCCTCGCTTTGGTTTAGGTTGAAAACAACACGGTCATCTATGTGTAGATGAGCCATGATCCGCAGCCAGACCTCCCGCCTGCCCTCGGCCATAGCCGTGGCAAGTGGGTCTACCGACCGCGAGATGGGGTTGACCACAGCCGTGCTTGCTGTGGCCCTGCAGAATTTGGCCAGGTCGGCCAGGACAGCCTGGCCATCAGCGTTGAGCTGCCCGTTCTCGCCCATGAACATCCGGCGATAGGCATACTTCCGGCGCTTGATCCTGGCTAGTAGCTTGTCGATGGCCATCAGATGGGCAGGGCAGCAGGAACCTGGCCAGCCAGGGCTGCTGTCTCCGTCAGGGTCTTAGCACTATTGGCAATCACAGGCGCTGCCTGCAGGAGCTGTTGTGCCTCGGCCTGCTGGGCCTGCTCAAACTTCATGGTCTCGATCTCTTCCTTGCTGCGCAGGATCTTGGCGGGCACGCCGTTGATCTCCGACAGCTCGCGTGCAATCTCGTCTGGCTTGAAGATCATCATCACGCTGGGGTCGAGCTGCGCCAATGGGGTCACGGCCTCGAGGGTTCGCAGGATGGCCACGCCTTCTTCGGCCCGCTGCGCCCGGTTGAGC